CCCATTCGACTGGACATTGAAACCACCCGCAGCGTTGGTGACAACGTTGGGGTTAAACGGAATAGTCATGGCTCATCCTTTCTTTTAGGTTATCCCGTTCAATGAACGAGATTAATGGGACCGTCGGTCGGGCAATCCCATTCGACTCACAATCTGGCGGGGACGAGCCATCTGGTGGATGAACGTCTTTTTGCCATGGTAGGTGGTGATGTTCCGACCCGCCTCATCCCTCCTTGAGGTGGCGCGGATTTCGTTGTCCTCCAGATCCTGAGGATTCAGAGAAGCTTCGGTGGCATCGGCATATACACGCCGCTCGATGCTGTCGAAGAAGGCGCCCTCGGGAATGATAGAGAGGTCAGCGTCCTTGATATCGGCGCTGAACTCCTTCAACCCATTGGCGAGGCGGCGGCGATAGTTCATCTTGGTTTCGCCGTCAAGTGGACGCGGGGCCTTCTTGTTGAAGCCCTGATAGACAGAATCCGCTCGGGATTGGATATCTGCCATCGCATTGAAGTCCTCGTCGGACAACTGCTTTGGAATCATTGCCCTGATTTCAGGCAATGCAGCTTCCAATTCTGCAAGCTTCTTCTTGGTCGCTGCGAGTTCCGCTGCGGTAGCGTCGGCGCGGGCAGCGTCGGCTTTGGCAGCGTCCGCCGCGTCCTTCTTGTGAAGGAGATGAAGATCGCCATCGTCCTTCTTGGCATCGGGCTTGGAGGCATCACCCTTTGCAGCGTCGGCAGCCGCAGCAGCGTCGGCAGCGGCTTTGTCAGCCTTCTCCTTCGCATCAGCGGCAGCAGCGGCATCAGCCTTCGCGGCATCATCCTTCTTCTTTTTCTCCTCCTCCTTCTCGTTGTCCCAAGCGTCCATTCGGCTCTTGAGGGAGTCACAAGACTTGGAAACCTCTTTCAAGGCATCCATAATCTTTTCGGAGTCGGAACGAGTATCTGCCTTCGCAGCATCGCCCTTTGCAGTCGCGTCCTCTTTCTTGTCTTTGTCCTCGGCCATATCTGTAACTCCTTTTGAGGTTGACACTCCTGTGGGAATATGCTCTTGTGTTCCCTCAGGCTCTTTTACAATTGAATCCGCTCGAACCATATCTGCTCGGATTCCTTCTGCTGGTCCGCCTTTATCCCAAACACCTGTTTTACAGATCGCTAAATGATCCACATACGTGGGCTTACCTTCAATCAATAAAGTGGATCCGTCCGAAAGCTTTAGAGTTGTGTTTTCGGTCGGGTCTCCGAACACCACAGTGGGTGACGTAGATAAGGTATGATCGGCCAAACGTTGATTTGCCTCATCATCATAAATCCGTGCTACCACATTGATTTGATCATCCTCAATCCATGAATAGCCAGTGGTACCTACCACTCGCTTGCGATGCTCCTCACTATCTAAAGTGGCTCCAGGCGGGTGCCACCAGATCACAGGTATTCCGGACATTCTCTCCATCAGACCAGGAGTCAACCAAATCTGAGGATCGCGGTAGACATATTCATCCAATGAGGGACGATGCGAGAACCCTGTCCCAGTTGCCCTCATCACATAAAAGGTTGCATTCTCAACCCTTTGGGGAGAACTTAATCCTTCGTGCGCCATCGCACGCGAAATCTCCATTTCGTCCATTTTCGGTCGCCGGAGCGCCAACTCAACACCTGGATGAAGGTTGAGCGACTGGGCTTCATCGGCTGTGAACCATCCATAAGCGGTGTGTTCGTCATCAAGCTTGCATCGGAATTGGTCATCGACCTTTTTGACGAATGTGGTAAAGTCCACACCGTTAAAGAGGTAGCGGCATAGCTCACCGTCCATTGGTCCAGGGTTGAACCCTGTTTCCTCAATAGCCTCTCGTATAGCTGTAATTTCAGCGGTTTCATTATTCTCTGTCTTACCACCAGGGATACCCCAATAGCCTCCCATATCTCCTTTATTGGAGCGAAGCATAAAGAGGAATTTATCCTTTGGAGCTATAAAAAGGATACCTGCCGCTTTTATGATATCATCCGGTGGCAATCACTCTCTCCTTAATGCCACAATGTTTTCAAACAATTCCAACGCATCTGCGGTGGATAGTTTCACCTTTGCTCGTCCAGGGGTTCCTTGCGGTCCTTTCTCAACTCCTGGGGGAAGTCCATCGGGTCCTTTGAGGGCAGGAGGACTAGGTTTACCAGCAGTCTTACCGCCGACTTGTGCGCCTCCCTTCGTTCCCTCGCCTTGTTCCACACCCTGCTGACCCGCCAACACAGCCATTGCTTCTGGCGGTATATAGTCCTTAAGTGTTTCCCAATTAAACTTGATTCCGTTGGAAAACATCTTGGTATCTTCGGTAATCGCATCGACACCCCATTTGATAAGCTCCATGCGATTTTCGGGGTCGATGACTGGCAACAAGACCTGCATAATGGCAATAATAGCCTTTAGCTTTGTGTCCGATATCTTAATCTTCTCGGATTCTGGCTCAACGAGAAGTGAGGGCCACGTGGCAACAAAGCTATTTTTCCAATCATAGAAAGCCTTAGTATAGGTCACGTTCTTGTAGGCTTCGGGATATTTCTTGCGTTGAGCCTCAAAGAACTCAGGGGTCCATGCCCGATACATACAGACCCGATCCATAAACTCATAGAGAGGATTCATATCCTTTCGGACACCATCCACATACTTGGCAATGGCTTTAGCATCCTCTTTACCCTCAGCGAAGCCCCCAGCGAAGGGTAGGGAGTTGAGCAACTTGGAGGGCATATCTGCCGCAGAAGCAATGTTCTCCAGAATATGGTTCCGAGCCATTTCGGCTGGACCTTCCAAATTCTGAAGATTAAGGCTTTCTATGGACTCATCCACAGTTATAGATATGACGTTATCGGTAGAAGCCTCCCGAAGCAGGACACGCTTCATGCTGGCCATTACAGCCATTGCATTGTTGACAATTGGACCAATTATCTTGAGCTTGGCAACAATGACGCCTGCTTTACGGGCAATCATCGCATCCATCTTCAAGGTGTCAATATAACTCTTGAGCGGGTAGAGCGACCTCTGATAGCAAGAACGACCCACATAGCCAAAAGCTGAGGTCGTCCAAGCAATATAAATGGGTTGTTCGTTTAAGGTAATAACTGTCCGTGAGGGATGATATTGTGTCCCTGCAACCCGAACAACGTCATCAATAGGTTTCTGGAACCGCATTGAATTGGGGTCTTGTTCCATCGACAAGGACCCCGACGTATTCAGTGGATCAAATACGTTAAAGCCGATTTTCAGGTCTTTGATGGTCTTATAATCGATTGGGCGATTGGGAGGAACACCCTGAGCAAGTAATCCCAAAGTCGATATGCCATAAACGCGCGATATGGTTTTAGCCGCATGAATGATCTTGTCCGCATTCAATGCTTCCCATTCCGATATGAATTGATCCGCAACGTCATCGGTCTGACAAGAGCGAACCTTAATCTCTCGGGGCTGGGATTGAGCCAATGTAATGGGGTTCTCAGCTACCCTAGCACCTAAAGGGTGATAAAGGTATATGAGTTTGCACATTTCATAGGACGACTCATCTCCGGGTTGAATGTCCTCGGAGTTGATAATTCGTCCTAAAAAATTGCCCGTTGTTGGGGCGTTGACAACAATATCAGCCAACTAAGTTCCCCTCTCCATCAATGGCGGGTGGCTGACCCTGGGGTTGAACATTTGGGAATATAGGTGGTACGTTACCACCTGTACGAATTATCTCCACTTGTCCCAGAAGCGGATCCTGTTCGACAGTGGGTAGATCAGGATCGATTGGGGGATCCAAATCAATCGCGATGGGATCGGGATCAGGCGTTATCTCGATTTGAGGTGGATCAACGGTGAGCTGTTGAAACGCAAGTTTGGCTTGAGTTCCAAAAGGCAATTGGTTATCGACCACGAAGCCATAGAAACTTTTGGCGTATTCAGGAGTAACGATCCTTACATTCTGGGGCATTCATTCCTCCTTACGGAACGGTATAGTTATTCGCGGATGAAGCCATTGCCGAGCCTGTAACATTCGTGGCTGTAACATTACAGGTGAGAACGCTTCCAGAAATGTCGGCGGCAGCAAGAATATACGGATTGGCTGCGCCAAGAGCCCCGGCAATATTCGTACCGTTCCTTTGCCACCGATAAGCATAAGTGTCGGGAACATTATGCCAATTCCCAACAGTGCTCTCGACCGCATCACCAGGAACCCCTGTTCCCCCAGTCTCAAGCATCACAACTGGGGGATCGAAGTTAACTGGCGCGTCGGGGGTTGGATCAACAACTTCAACGCCCCAAAACTTCTTGGCCCAACTTGCACCTACTGTCATCGGGTATTGGGGCATCTAAAGCTCCTATGTCACGTTGATGGTGCAAGTGCTTGGAACACCTATACCTATATCATTCTGTGCGTAAAGGGTATAGGTATAGGTACCTGCTATTATGGCTGCGGCATTTGCCACCGTAACCACACCTGAACTATCTATGGTAAACATTCCTGAAGGAGTACCACCAGTTTCAACAAGGGCCCAAGCATTTGGACTATTTGTTGCAACACATGTACCAACAATTTGGCCTTGTGTCACTGGAAGGGAAACATTAAAATTAGCTGGGGTAATGGCTGGTTCTGGAGGATTTACAGAAACCTGATTAGACGTGGATGTAGCAATACCGCCACCCACAGCATTCTGTGCTTGAGCGACTCCAGAAATTACTCCATTGGCATCAGCCTCTGTGGTCGTATATTGGTTTGTATTTGCTCCCGAAATAGACGAACCATTTCGTTGCCAACCAAAAAAATAATTAGTGGGATTATTAGTCCAAGCTCCAGTGCTCATCGATAATGTTGTACCAAAATCAACAGGTCCAACAGGATTAATTGATGGTGCAACGACATTGACAGGGGGTCCAGCGATAGCCACAACATTGCTAGATGGTTCAGGTAAACTCTTGCCCCCTTCATTGTCCGCAGCTACAGTCAAACCAATATTATTATTTCGGTCCACTATGGTAGTCGTATAGGTATTAGCATTTTGCCCAGCAATTGGAGTACCATTTCTAGTCCATTGATAATCGAACCCAATTGGAGTATTCGTCCAGATACCTGGATTCGCTGTTAAAAGTGTACCTGAGGTAACTGTACCTGTCGGTGTGATGGATGGTGGAGTTGTATTTACAGGTATCGGCGGCGGAGCGGGAGCTACATCCCATACCGGCATCGCATCTCCTGCACCTGAGATATAAACTGGAATAGCGTTATTTGGGTTCCCTTGATCACTCCCAATCGGCGGTGTTCCCGGTCCCCCAGTCACGTAGACTGGGACAGGCCCAGACGCAGGGGATCCTGCTCCCGCCATGAAATTGACTGGAATTGCACCACCTCCAGGACCCGCAACAACGTACACTGGAATTGCTCCAGCTGCGTTGGTGCGATCATTTGGGTACATAATGGCGTTCATAGATAACCTAAGTGACCTCCACCAAACAATAGCCAGATGACAATGATGATTAGGAGAATGCCAACTAGACCGATGCCAGTATGACCATAACCATAGCCGTAGCGCCAATTAGGATTAATATTAGGTCCAGCTACCCCTCCAAGCAAAACGATAATGAGGATAACGACGAGGATTATACCAAGTGGGCTCATTTTATCGCCGCTCCAAATTCGCCATGATACCGAACATTTTGGCGCTTCTCGATTGCTTCTTCCTTCATAAAGATAACACCATAAGTGATCGCTAGGGCTACTGCATGGGGTAAGTTAACCGCATCAAGCTTATACCTCGCTTGATCAAGGTACGTTTTCACTGATCCGTATGATACACCTGTAAGCATACTAATTTCCCGATAGGTCTTCCCTTGAGCGGCCCATGATAAACATTCAGTTTCCCTACTCGAAAGGGGTGTACGCATCGCGAACCACTCAGAACCCCTCCATGTTGCCGCATCCAATGCTAACCCCATAGGTGAACGTGTCTAAAAGGTCATCGGCGCGGTCTTTTGCGTCCTTGTCACCTACGCGGAACCCTGTGACTTGATGGATGAAATGATTCTGGAGTTGATCCTTAAAGTCCGTCTCCTTGTAGAAAGCCTCTTCGCTCATCTTGACCTTGTGAGACCACACATACCCCGAAACATTCATTGCCCTCTCATCTTTACCAATCGATGTAAGCTTCCCTTCGATTGGTTGAGCGGGCAATCCATTGTTCTGTGCTTGCTGAATAAGCACCGTTCCTGAACCTTTATCCTCAATGAAGGCGGCAACCTTGCGGTTCATCGCTCCACATTTTTTGGACAATTCTTCCAGTCTCGCAAAAACAGAAGGAAGCCAACCTTCCAACATAGCTCCATCAATCGAGAGGATATCCCAATCAAGAATAACAAGAGGATGACCCACTCCAAGCTGCCATGAAGAAGCGTAGTAGGTGACAGCGGTACCGTCATGCTCTTTACCCGACTTCATCCCGGTGTCTATAACCGCATAGACGAAATCACATAGGAAAGGATAAGGAACAGGTTTGCCGTTGACAAGGAAGTTGTCGATAGAGAAGAAGGCGACACCACGCCAGTCAATGAACTCGGCTTCAATCTCCTGACGAAAGAACAGAGGATGAAGGCTTTTCCTCAGCTTCTCTATTTCGTCGGCGGGAATATAAGGGTTCTTCCAAGTGGGAGCATGAAAGGTGTTAAACTCGAATTTTGGATCGTTACAAATACGCCAGAAGAAATTGTCAGTGTCTACTCCGTTTGGGGTCGAAAAGACCCACGCATTGCCTCGATAGTCTAGGAGTGTGGGACGAATAGCTCCCTCCCACGTTTTCAGCATATAATCGGGAGTGAATGCCGCCTCATCGATAATGACGGTATGATACTTCCTCGACCGACCTGCTGCCTTATTCTCTAAGCTCCAGAAGTCTGCCCGTCCCCCAGTGATCAGGCGAATGACTCCAGATGTTTGATTTGATACCTCAATCAGAGGGTGTAAGACATGGCGAACGGAAACGAATACTTCGGATAAGAGCTTGTAGGACGGAGCGAAATATCCTACCGCCTTGCCCCGTATTGTCCCATCTTCGATGATTGTTTGGGCAAATTCTGTCTTACCGAAACGCCGACCACACCTTCCCGCCCGGAACCTGCCTGGCATTTTGAAAGCTTCTACCTGCCCCGCATGAAGCTCTGGCATATGTATTTGGAACGGCGCGTTCATGGTATGTTTTTAGGTTGTCACCGTCTGTTCTACTTTTGTTCACGTAGATAACAGGGATGCCCCTTTTAGCACTACTAAAAAAGGACATCCCTGAACTGTAAGTTTTTAGTATACTAAAATGCGATCGGACTAACGCTTGGGCTGTGCCGTCGGTGGTGTTCCGCCTGGCGCGATGGGCTGAGTCGGAGTACCTGGCGCTGCACCACCCGGTAGACCCTGATCAGGCGCCGGCGGCTTCTCGGACGGTGGCTTGTTCGGGGGAAGTCCCTGATCGGGATGCGGAGGAACCGTAATCACCGCATAACGATAGCCGACGCCTGAGATTGCCACAAGAACAATGGCCTTGCCTTCCGGAACGCTTGGGGGAAGCGGAGGCCAAATCGTGCCCGGCGGCGGGTTGGTCGGGGGCAAGGGCTGGCCGGGAACCGGCGGAAGACCCTGATCGGGACCAATCGGCCAAACCGGAATATGACCTTCATCGACGCCGTAGTCAGGATCGGTGGGACGACCCGGACGCGGTGGACGATTACCGACGTGTGGGGGACGACCACCACCACCCGGAAGGCCCTGATCGGGTCCTGCACCTTCATCGACGCCCCAATCGGGATCCGTTGGGCGCCCACCAAACGAGGGAAGATGACCAGGACGCGGAGGACGACCGCCGCCAGGAAGACCTTGATCGGGATGACCCGGCCAACCGCCCGGAAGTCCCTGATCGGGACGCGGAGGACGACCGCCGGGACGACCGCCCGGAAGTTCATGATCGGGATGACCGCCTTCATCGACGCCATAGTCAGGGTCGATGGGTCGCCCCTGATGATCGAAACGCACCGGAGTAACCCACATCAATTGTCCTCTAGGCATATGCTTTCCTTCCGTTGTAGAACCGTGTTACTTGGGTAATGCTCTTTAAATGCCTTGCATCCATTACCTAAAAGCGAGGCTACTCAGGCGCCCTCTCCGGCGGATACTCCTGATCCGCTTGGGGCGGATTATCAATAGAGCCCGCATGAGGAGCCCCTGGATTGGGATCATTCTTCGGACGACCATGATCCGAGTAGCCAGGGTTGTAAATGAGTTCCTGATCAGGAGTGGGAGTCGTAAGATCCTCTCCTTCACCAGGTCCCTGGGGTCCAGGGGGACGAATTTTGGTCTCTTTCGGTGGCTCTTTGGGCATGATGCTTCCTTGTGTTACCCCGCCCCTTGCTCATCCTGGGGTAGACCCCCAGTGATACTGATTCTGATACCTTGCTCATCGGTAAGGGAGGCAGGGGCTAGACGGACATTTCGATAGGGCATTGCTGCCTTTGCTGCGTCCATACGTCGATCCATCGGCTGATTTGGATCGCGCATGACCGCCATAAGAAAGTCCAAAGGTTCCGCGTCCGGCTCAATCTGAGGCGGGGGAGGGCGTCCATTACCGTAGTGAGTGTTTTGCGGGAAAGGTAGAATGGCACCCGGAAGCGGAAACCTCGAGGGTGGTCCATAATTCCCCGGCCCGTTATATCCAGCCGACATAGCGTACCCTTTTGCCCCGCAAACATCATGCGCGCAAGGGAATAGCTTGTCAAGAGGGTTTTTGTCCACAAACACATTTTTTTGTTGTGTGGAATAAAAAAATGTGCTAGATATAGTAGTGAGGATGAGAAATGACCGAGAATAACCAACCAGAGGCACGTCGCGGACAAGTCACCGTCAAACATGCATCTCCGCAACTATTCCGGTTCCTATCTAGTCTGCCGTCATACCACAAATTTCTTGACGATGGTGGCGCCATATTCGAGGCGACTCGCCACTCAATAGATGCCTACGAGGCTGCATTCCCCGATGCTCCCATCCATGATGCTGATGGAACGATAGCTCGGGTCAAGATTAAGGTAGCTGAGGTCGAACACCACGAACGACTCGCTCCACAAGACCCCGACAAAAAGCAACCCTTCAATCATCAGGAATCAGCCATCGACATAGGATTATCTCGACCCTATTATGCCTTCTTCGATGATATGGGTACAGCAAAATCCGCAACAATATGCCTTCTGATCGCCGAGCTTTTCGCCCGTAAGATCATTGACAGGGCATTAGTCATCACCACGAAACGTGGTCGCCCCCAGTTCATGAATGAGCAGTTACCCCAATGGATGCCCCCTAGTATCAAATACCTTAAGGGTGAACTACCTGCTACTGCTAAGAAGCGGGTAATGAAATATCCTGATGAAAAGGTAATGATTGGCTTTTCAACTCCTGGAGCCTTCCAATCAAAGCGTCAGGTCGTTGACATATTGGAGTTTGTAACAGGCTCTCAGAGACAGGGACGAACAGCCCTCTTCATTGACGAAAGCCAGAATTTTAAGGGCTGGGACAATGAACGGGACAGGAATATGACCAATCTCCTGAAACAAGCAGGAGAGTGTATCGTCAAGAAATTCCTCTTCTCCGGCGAGCCTCAACCCAAAGGTTATGAGGACTTACTAGCCCAATTCTCGATCATGGACCCCAATATCATCGGTCATAGCACGATGCAATCCTTCACCAACCAGTATTGCGTGCTGGGTGGATACCAGATCAAAGAGATCGTGGATTACAAGAACATTGGTGAGTTGACCGCCCGTATCGCTCCTCACTGTCGGTACATCAAAATCACCGACGTTATGGATATGCCGCCTCAAATCTGGGAAGAACGGAAGTTTGAGCCCAATGATCTCCAGCGTGACCAATACGCGCGAGTGAAAAGAGAGTTGGTCGCCGAACTCCAGATCGCCTTAGAATCAGGTGATTATGAGACTGTTCGGCGTACATGTGCCAACGCTGCCAGCAAATTCACCGTTCTAGCCCAGATATCAAACGGGTTCTTCTACACCGATTTGATGCCAGGAGCAGAAGAAGGTTCACCCCGAAACATCCAACGCCTGTCTATGGAGCGTCCAGAATACGTTCTGGAAGAACTCGTAAGTCGCCACCAGAAAACCATCATCTATTGCCGTTTCCATGAGGATCTCCAGATGCTCAAGGAGACTATGGAAAAGATGAAACTGAATGGAGTTGAATTTTCAGGGCGACTATCCGATAAGCAATGCGAGGTCAATAAGCTCGCTTTCCAAAGCGCCGATGCCTCTAGCCCCTCTATCCTCTATGCAACAACAGGTTCTGGGGGAGAAGCCTTAAATCTCCAAATTGCCAATCGAACCATCTATTACTCCAATTCTTACAATTATGGGCATCGAGTACAATCCACTCGCCGCACATGGAGAGCGGGTCAGCATGAGACCTGTTATTACTTCGATATCTTCGGATTCCCAATTGACCGATTAATATGGAGAAACCTAATCGATAAACGTGATTTATCCGCACAGTTGAAACTGGCTACTGAAATGGCAAAGCTAGTGGATCAAATATAGAGGAATTTGACAAGGAACCTCAACTGTGCTAACATAAACCCATGTACGGGAGAAAGTGAAGCACATGCCAGGAATCACCTACAAATCCTATAACTTCGTCACTAAGGATCCAATAATCGATCAAATACGGACAGTTATACAGGATAGTGGTGTCACCTTTAAATGGATTGAAGAAAGGTCAGGTGTAACATCACAGACATTGGCTAAATGGATTTATGGCGATACCAAGAAACCACAAGCTGCCACAATCAATGCGGTATTGCGTGTCTTAGGCAAAAAACTAATTATCGCCGATATTAATGCCTTTGAGGATGTTGCCGCAACACCTTGGCGCGCTCCCCCAGTGCATGAGAGGACGCCTACTAATAAGGTGGCGAAATACCGAGCTCCGAAAATGCAATATGATCCCAACGATGAATCCACTTGGAGCAGAGTAGGTGGCGCACCAATAGTTGGTAGACCCACTCGTACATTGCCACCTGAGCCTGAGACCTTCAAAGATAAAGGGAAAGTCGTTTCCCGCAGCTTCAATGCCATTCCATCTATCGAGACCAAGAAATGACCTTTAAGGTCATGTCGCGGCGGTGTGCGACCTGCATATACCGCAAAGATTTGCAATGGGACCTAAAAAAGTTCGAGGATCAGGTACGCGACGAACATATGGGGTACAAAAGCTACCGAGCTTGTCACCACCAAAAACGGAATAAAAGCGCGTGTTGTCGAGGATTCTGGGACCATCATAAGGATGAATTTCAACTAGGACAGCTTGCCCAAAGACTAAACATGGTCGAATATGTGGAGCCAGATCCATGACCAATTTTTCTCAATGTCGTCATCCCTGTTGTGCGTTTGATGGGAAATGCTGCGGGTGTTGTTATAGGAGACCAGGCTATGGGAACACAAGAACTGAATCGGGCTTATCCTCGCCTCAAAAGGGATTGGAGTGCTGTGGGCGGCTATATTTTGAGGCTAACGAATCCAAATCTCAAGGGTGTCCCAGACTTCCTAATATCTCACCCCAGCGTGGGGTCAGGACTTGCGGAAGTGAAATGCGTCGATGATCCCAGAGATATCATCGGTTTAGAGGAACATCAAGCCAAAACCCTTGATGAAGCCTCTCTTGGTGGAGCAAAGGGTAGAGTTTTAGTTTATTGCCTGATGAAAGAGGAATGGGGATTGTTCTTTGGTGGAACGCTCCGCCAGCATTATCGGGTTCTAAGGTATCAGATGGCACCTCTCTTTTCTCCTAAAGTCACTCCAGAATGGGCTCTAGGGACTGGATCAAGTGTTGAAATGGGTTTAATAACGGCTGCTGAGGAGCAACGTATTAAAGCCATGCAAACACATGTAGAGGAAGTGGAGCGTAAACGATGGGTTAAGGACCTCGTTATCAGCCACGATGACGAAATGGGCGCAAAAATGAGCCAAATTCGGGGCGACTGAATTTGACAGGATAAACTGTGTGTGCTATAATATCCGTTAGTTAAACGGAGTTATGTTATGCCTAAATCACTCACATTCCTCGGTAATGAGGACAGAGGACCACGGTGGGAAGTTCCAACTTTCACCGTTACAATTAACGTGCTAAATAGTTCGGTACTCCAAGAGGTCCTAAAATTCCCTGGAGTCGAACTGGTAGACCTGAATAAGTTCCCACCTCGTCCCCCAGTGATCGAGGATGAGATGCCTACAATGGCGGAGCGAATGAGAAAGGCTAAGAAAGAGGAGAAAAGGGCAAAGCCTAAAGGCAATGTGACTCCGTATCACGATCGATTCCAACATCCCTCTGGCAAGCCTGCTCATTGGTTCCTGACCGAGTATCTGGCGAAAAATGGGGGACAAGCTGGACTCGCCGAGTTGAAACGTCATCTTAAGGTCCAGGGGTTCTCGACTGGGACCGCTATGGGGGCCATGACTAAGATGGTCGCCAGGGGAGAGGCTATCAGCAAAAAGCCTCACGGCTACGTCCTAACAGACTCGGGAAAAGCAAAGGCAGAGAAGGAATTGGCAAGCGGATAATTATGACGAAATTATGTTCTTGACTGGAACATTAAATTATGTTAATGTTTTGTTGATGGGGGTGGTTATGTCTACTCCTTCAGCGGCGAAAGGTCTACTATGAATAAGGTCGTCACTACTCTACTTGCTGCAACGGCGCTTATTGGGGTCGCGAGTTCCGCTCGCGCAGTAACCCTGATTAGCGTCGAGAATATTGGGTCGATCCTCAACGAGAGCCTCGCGCTCCCCGCCGAGGACACCCCCGGCTCCAGTATCGGGTTCCAGCAGTTCTTCGAGTTCTCCTTGCCCGTGCGTGAGGTCGTCACCTTGTCGGTGTCTGACAGCGGGTTCGGCAGCGAGAAGATTGTTGGGGGAACGTTCTCGGTCAACAACCACGAAACGACTGGCGGTGGACCGTTGTTCATCCCCGCCGGCTCGACCATTGAAAGCGTTGGTCTCTCCGATTTCGTCGGCGGCCAGAGCGCGGAACTGGGTCCCAATACTCTCAGCGCAGGGAACTACTTTGCGTTGGTGGAGGGCACCAGCGGCGCGTCCCCCATTCACCTTGCAATCGACGGAACGGTGACTGCGACGGCGGCAGTTCCTGAGCCCTCGACTTGGGCGATGATGGGTCTTGGCTTTGGTCTTCTCACGTTCTTCGGCGCCAAGCGTCGGCGTAATACCGATCGTTTGGCGATGATTGCGTAAATTCGGTTAAGGTGCAGTCATCGGTTCGCCCGACACGGCACCTTACCGATATCACGTCCCTAATTGTTAGGAGTTCCCCCTCTTAGCACCGCACATGGGATGTGATTGGGGTCGAGGTCATGCGCCCCCCGTAAAACCTCGACCCCTCCCTTTCCGGGGAAATTCCATGTTTGAGAGACCTGGCGTTTCCCAGCTAGTTCTGGGGTTGTTTGTACTATGTTTGGCTTACATTATGTGGGAGATTACTGGTAATTCATGGGCATATGAGGTTCTTTACATACCTGCCGGAGTCATGATTTTTTATGGTATTTATATAGCTTGGCGAGACGGTTAAGGGAGGGGACGTGAAGGACTTAACCACAATTGATAATTATCGGATGAAAACACGCGAGGTCATCGAGCAATTTGGCTCTTATGGTGACTCTGGCTGTGGTGCTTTCCTCGTTCCCTATCCCCGAACTGGCGTTACACTCAAATGTGTCGCCAGCTCCGGCATGGGGTGGGATCACGTCTCGGTGTCATTGATGAACAGGTGCCCCAACTGGTTTGAAATGGATTTCATTAAACGGATGTTCTTTAAGCCCGATGAAGTGGCAATGCAGTTACATGTTGGTGAGAAAGATCATATCAACATTCACCCCTACGTGCTCCATATCTGGCGCCCACACTTGGGCATGATTCCGCTCCCACCAAAGGAGTTTGTATGACACACCGCCTTTACGATGAAACGTGCCTAGAGCGATGGC